ATCCTCCACAAGCTGGATCTGAAGGCGTTCGCCCAGCTCCGCGACGGAAATGGCAACAAGATCCACACGATTCGCGCCATGGGCAACACCGGCACGATTGATGGTGTCAGCTACATCATCAACAGCGCGTGCAAGGCAATCTCTGCTGCTGGCACGGCAGCCGGCGACTACGCCATGGCCTACGGCCACCTGTCCAGCTACGGCCTGGCGATCTTCTCCGACATCGACATCCAGCGGAGCACGGACTACAAGTTCCGCACCGGCCAGATCGCTCACCGTGGCAGCGTCTATGCCGGCGGCAACGTGATCCGTTGGAACGGCTTCCTGCGGGCCAAGAAGGTCGCTCAGGCCTAGGAGGGCTGATCATGACCAAGAAGAAGCAGACCGTGCCCGACGCTGATATGCGTGCGGGCACGGTCATCACCGAGTTCGTTGACCGACATACCGGTGTGTATTACCGGGTCGGATCACCGTACGGCTCGCCCGATCAGGCCCGGTTGCAGGAACTCGCCGACGGTGGTTATGTTCGGTTCGCTGCGGGCCAGGGCAAACAGCCCGCTGCTGACGCAGAGAACCAGGGCGGAGCACCGGGCGGTGATGCCGCTGCTGACGCAGAGAACCAGGGCGGAGCACCGGGCGGTGATGCCGCTGCTGACGCAGAGAACCAGGGCGGAGCACCGGGTAGCGATGCCGATGCGGACGCAGAGAGCTGAGGTGACTGGCGATGCTGGACGAGGTCAGATCGGCGCTCCGGGTTGATGGGACCGATCTGGACACGGAGATACAGGGCCTGATCGATGCGGCGGTGTCCGATCTGATCCTCTCTGGCGTATCGGCAGCCAAGGCGCAGGCGATGGTCGATCCGCTGATTAAGCGGGCTGTTATCATCTACTGCCAGGCGCACTTCGATTATGCCGACAGGAGCGCCGAACGGCTGTTGCAGTCCTACGCGATGCTGAAGGCGCACCTTTCGATGGCGGTGGATTACCGGGAGGTGACCACGTCGTGAGTGCCGCCGGCCAGTTTCGGTACCGTGTCACGTTCTTGGAGCTCCGCAAGCAGAAGGACCGATGGGGCGATGCCGAAACCGAGGCATGGGTCGACGTTGTCACCGTTTGGGGCAGCCTTGAAGCCCTCAGCGGTAGGGAGTTATTCTCGTCGCAGCAAACGGCTGAGCAGAGTAACCACCGCATTCGAATCCGCCATCGGGCAGGCATCAACCCGGCCATGCGGGCTCGCATCGGAGAGCGCCTGTTTGAGCTCACGTCGCCGCCGCTGGACCGCGACGGCCGCCGGCGTGAGCTGGAGCTGATGTGTCGGGAGGTGCCGACGTGGCAACAACCGGTGTCCGGGTAAAGATGAAAGTCGAGGCAGCCGACAAGGTTGCCCGACGCCTAGCGGTCCTGCCCAAGGATGTGGCCGGGGACCACCTGCGCAAGATCGCCATGGTGGGGGCCGACGTGATCAGGGAGCGGGTGGAGCAGAAGGCTCGGACCAACCTCAAAGGTCACGGCAAGGGCACCTACAAGGGCAAGCCCATCGGTCACATCGCCGACAACATCGTGGCCGAGATTACCCTGGACCGGGAAGGACGACGGGTCGAGGTCTCAGCTGGCCCCAAGAAGGAGAACTACTACTCCAAGTGGGTGGAGTTCGGCCACAAGACCGTACGGGTCACAGGCCGCTACAAGAAAGGCGGCCGCATCTACCGCATTAAGAAGGACCTGGGCGAAGTCAAGCCCAGGCCCTTTATGCGTCCCGGATTCGATGAGGCGAGCCCTGACGCCCAGCGTGCCGTCGCCGAGGAGATCAAACGGAGGTTGAGGCTATGAACCGGCAGCAGCCGACCGTCCGCCAGGCGGCCTTTGCGCACGCCGCTGAGCACCCGGGCATTCAGGCCCTGGTGGGTGACCGTATTTATCACATAAACCTGCCGCAGAATCCGGTCTACCCGGCCGTGACCGTGCGGCTGATCTCTGACGTCGGAGAGCGGGATCTATCCGGCCTGGCCCGGTCCCGGGCCCGGGTCGAGTTCTCCTGCTGGGACAAATCGCCCAAAGGGGCGGAGAAGCTCGCCCTTGAGGTGCAGGCAGCCTTTCAGGACTACACGGGCCTGATGGCCGGTGTGTTGCAGGTCTTGGATTGCGATATCGTCAGCTACGAGTCGCTGTACGATGCTGAGATCGACGTGTACCAGGTCCCGGCCGATGTTCAAATTCGGTATCGAGTGGAAGGATGAGCCTGACGTGGAGATGACCGGTCTTAAGTCCAAGTTCCAGCGGGAGGGCGCTGCAGGCGCGTTCACCGATGTGGCCAGCGTGGCAAAGATTGCTCCGCCGCAGCCGAGCCGCGACACGACCGATGTGGAAGACCTCGACCCGCCCGATCAGGTCAAGCGCAAGCTGCCCGGCCTGATCGACGCCGGCGAAGTCGGCCTGACGCTGAACTTCGATCCGGCCGACGCAGGGCATGCGGCTCTTGAAGCTGATTTCTATGCTGGCACCGTCAAGCAGTACCGCATTCTGCTGCCGAACAACTATGCCTGGACGTGCACCGGGTTCGTCAGCGGCTGGGCTCCCAGCGAGCTTGACGCCGGCAGCGTGCTGCAGGCTGAGGTCAAGATCACCGTCACTGCCAAGCCGACTTTCGGCCTGGTCGGTGGCGCCTAAGGAGGGCCCGTAAATGTCGAAGTTACTGTCCCGCGACGCGATCCTGAAGCAGGCGACCCTGCCCACCGAAGATGTCCCTGTCCCTGAGTGGGGCGGCACCGTCCGGGTGCAGGCCCTCACCGGCTCCCAGCGCGACGCTTACGAGGCCTCCATGGTCGAGCAGCGTGGCAAGGAACGCAAGATCAACATGCGGAACGTGCGCGCCAAGCTCGTGGCCCTGTCGGTTGTAGACGAGCAGGGCAAGCGCGTGTTCACCGACGCTGACGTTCAGGCGCTGGGCGATCTGAACGCCTCGGCCCTCGACCGGGTCTTCTCGGTCGCCCAACGGCTCTCCGGCCTCTCCAAGGCGGACATCGAGGAGCTGGCGGGAAACTCCGAGCCCGGCCAGAGCGGCGATTCTACTTTCGCCTAGCGCTGGCCCTGGGCAAAACGGTGGCGCAGCTCCTCAGCGAGGTCTCCTCGGCAGAGCTGTCCGAATGGATGACCTACTATCAACTCGAGCCCTGGGGGACCGGCTCCGAGGACCTGCGGGCCGGCATTATCTCCTCCACCATCGCAAACGCAAATCGGGATCCCAAACAGCGCCAGCAGCCGTATGCCCCGGGCGATTTTATCCCACGGCGTGACGACTCGGAGGTCGAGGAGCAGAGCCCGGACGATCAGATGCAGATCCTTCAGCGACTGACGGCCGCCTGGGCGGCCAAGGAACCATAGGCGGCTCACCGGACGGTGGGCCGCCCTTTACATATGTGGGAGGTGATGGCATGGCCACCATCGGCAACCTCGTCGTGAAACTTACCGCCGACGTTACGAATTTCGAACGCAACATGGGCGCTGCCGCTAAGGTGATGAAGAACACCGAAAAGGAGTTCAACCAAGTCGCCCGGCGAATGGAGTCGATCGGCAGGGCCCTGATGGTCGGTGTCACTCTCCCCCTGCTGTTGCTGGGCGCGACGGCTGGCCGGGCGGCGATCCAATGGGAGGACGCGTTCGCCGGCGTGCGCAAGACGGTCGACGCCACCGAGCAGCAATATGCTGAACTAGCCCGGGGGCTCCGCCGGATGGCAACGGACGACATTCCGCAGACGGCCGAAGCATTGGCTGGCATCGCAGAGAACGCGGGCCAGCTGGGCATTCAGCGTGCTGCGATCCTGGGCTTCACAGAAACGATGGCGCAACTCGGCGACACTACTAACCTGGCCGGCGAAGAGGCTGCCAAGAGCCTGGCCCGGTTTGACAATATCATGCAGTCGGGGCAGCAGAGTTTCGACCGCATGGGCTCGACTATCGTGGCACTGGGCAATAACCTCGCGACAACCGAGTCCGAGATCATGGATATGAGCATGCGCCTAGCCGGTGCCGGCCGGGTGGTCAAGCTGACCGAGTCGCAGGTGTTCGGCCTGGGCGGCGCTCTTTCGTCGGTCGGCCTGGAGGCTGAGGCGGGCGGAACCGCCATGAGCAAGACCATGATCGACATAGCCAACGCGGTGGCCACGGGCGGGAAGCAACTCGACCTGATCGCCCGGGTGGCAGGACTATCTGCAGAGCAATTTCGGGCAGCATGGCAGCAAGACGCCGCCGGCGCCCTGGTGAGTTTCATCGAGGGACTCGGCCGGGTGAACCAGGCTGGCGGTAACCTGTTCGGTGTGCTGGATGCCCTCGGCATGTCTGAGGTCCGAATGCGAGACGCCCTGCTGCGCGCCAGCGGCGCCGGCGATTTGCTACGACGTTCCCTGAACCTTGCGAATCAGGCGTGGGAACAGAATACCGCTTTGGCCGACGAGGCCGCCAAACGCTATGGCACGCTGGCCAGCTCGCTGAAGTTCGCACGCAACAAGGCCCACGACATGGCCATCTCACTGGGGGAAGGCCTCGCCCCATTCATGCGGGCTGCCATGGAGGTTATCGATCCGTGGCTGGACCGGCTGCGGCGACTCGCCGAGGGATTCTCGCAGTTGAATCCGCAGATTCGCGGGCTCATCATCGGGCTAGTGCTGACGCTGGCCCTGGTCGGCCCGGCGATCTACATGTTTGGGTTGCTCGCAAAAACCATCGGTGCGGTGATGGGGGCGAGTGCGATGATGTCGGCATTCGCCGGCCGCGCTGCGTTCGCATTTTTGGCCTGGCGGGGCGGGGCATCCACACTGGGAGAGGCGCTGACGTTCCTAGCGGGCGGCAAGGCAAAGCTCATCATGATCGGCATCATGGGCCTCGCCGTCGCGGCCATCTATGTCGCTGCACACTGGAAGCAGTTCGCCGCGATAGCGGTCAAAGTCTGGAACGTGATCTCAGCTGCAGTCCTCTACGGTGCCTCTCTGGTCGTTCGGGGCGTTGGCATGATCATCTCTGCCATGGGACTGCTACTCCCGGGCATGCGCCCGGCGGCCCAGTCCGTGATTGCCTACGCCGATTCCCTGAAGTCGGCGGCGACCAACGCCATGAGCATGGCAAAGGCCACTTCAACGATGCAGTCTGCGGCCGAGGCAGCTCAGCAGACCGCAGACGCCGGCAAAAACGCCGCTACTAGTCAGGAAGACCTGGCTAGCGCGATGGATGACGCTGCCAAAGCTGCGGGTGCGAACCTGCAGTCGTTCGACCAGGTACATCAAATTCAGGATCAAGGCGCTAGTGCGGTCCCTGACATCCCTGCGCCAGAAATCCCGGCCCTGGATATGGGCGGCATCGGCGGCATGGGGGATGTGCTCGGTAGCCTGGGCGACCAGGTGGCGGAGGTAGGTACCAAACTCGCTGAGGGTTGGAATACGGCCGTCAGTTCGATCTCCACAGCATGGGACAAGCTCAAGGCCAAGGCGTTCGAAACGTTCCCCTGGCTGCAAACCGTTGTCGACGGCGCTAACGCCGGCATCCAGTGGATTCGGGACAACTGGCCCACCATCGGCCCCATCGTGGAGAACATCGCCAGTGTCCTGATGCTCCTGCTGGTGCCGGCGCTCATCAAGTCGGGCGTCGAAGCGGTGGTCGCCGGTGGCAAGATGGTCGCACAGTGGACCCTGTCTGGGCTGGCGGCCGTGGCGAGTGTAGGCACGCAGGTCGCCCAGTTCGTCCATCTCGGCGCTAAGTGGTTGTGGATGGGAGTGGAGGCCACGATCCACGGCGCCAAGATCGTTGCGGCGTGGGTGGCTCAGGGCTGGGAGGCTGCGGCCAGTGTGGCAACGCAGGTGGCGCAGCTCGTGGTTCTGGGCGCTAAATGGGTATGGGCCGGCGTCCTGGCCGCTGTTGAAGGGGCCAAGATTGTGGCCGCCTGGATCGCCCAAAAAGCCGAAGCCATAGCATCCGTAGCTATTCAGGTAGGACAGTTCGCACTCCTCATCGGGCAGTGGGTTGCCATGGGCGTGGCGGCTGTGGTTGAAGGGGCGAAAGTCGTGGCGGCCTGGATTGCCCAGAAAGCAGAGGCCATCGCATCCATCGGCGTCCAGGTTGCTCAGTTCGCACTCCTCATCGGGCAGTGGATCGTGATGGGGGTCACCGCACTGGCGACGGCTGCTCAAATGGCTGCCGCATGGTTGATTGCGTTCTGGCCGATCGCCCTGATCGTCGTCGCGGTGGTTGCTCTGGCGGCGCTCGTCTATTTCTATTGGGATGAGATCAAGGCGTTCACGATTGCCGCATGGACCGCTGTCGTCGGATGGCTGTCTACGGCGTGGGAATGGATTTCAACCACGGCCGTGAACGCGTGGACGGCCGTTCGGGACTTCTTCGTTGGCCTGTGGGAAGGGCTCAAGACATCCGTCGTCACCATCTGGACAACCGTCCTGGACTTCTTTGTCAACCTCTGGGTTAGCATCAGTGATGGTGTAGTCAACGCCTGGACTGCCCTTAAGGAATGGTTCATCGGCCTCGTCACCGCCTGGGCGGAGTGGAACATCGCCGCTTGGAACGGCGTGGCGGAGTTCTTCGCAAACCTGTGGGCTGGGATCAAGGATTTCTTCGTGAACACCTGGACCTCTGTCCGGGATTGGTTCGTTGACTTGATCACTGCTTGGGCTGAGATGAACGCCCGGGTTTGGAATGGCGTGGCGGAGTTCTTCAGCAATACCTGGACGTGGATCAAGGATCTGGCGGTCAGCATTTGGACCGGGATCGTCGATTTCGTCTCCGGTCTGGTCACAGGCATGACGAACTCCATTGTCGGTGCATGGGACTGGGTATCGGATAAGCTCTCGGGAATCTGGGAAGGAATCAAGAGCGCCGCAAAGTCCGCCTGGGACGGGCTTGTGACGATCATCAAGACGCCGATCAACTGGATCATCGGCGCCATCAACAAGTTCCTGGATGTGCTGGGGAGCATCAAGATCTCCGTGCCAGAGGTAAACATCCCGCTTGTCGGCAAGGTCGGAGGATTTAGTATCGGCCTGCCCAGCATCCCGCACATACCCATGCTGGCCGACGGCGGCGACATCACCGGGGCTGGTTCCGCCATCGTTGGCGAGGCCGGGGCGGAGCTGATTAACCTGCCCCGGGGCGCCCGGGTGACCCCTCTTAGCGGGCGGAGCGGTGATGACCTGGTGGAGTCGATTGCCCAGGCCGTGTACGCGGCGGTCCGGCAGGCTATGCAGGGTTCTCAGCAGACTGGCGGTCCCCGGGAGATCATCCTGCAGGTCGACGGCCAGCGTATGGCCCGGGTGCTCCTGCCTTCCCTCACGAAGGAGGGTGCCCGCATCGGGTCACCGGTCCTACGCATTCAGGAGGTGTAGACCGTGGCCATGGTAACGCTCAACGGGGTGGCGCTGCCGAACCCGTCTGATATTGAAGTCGGTAAGTTCAACCTGACGAAGGCCGGGCGCTCTGCGTCCGGCCTCATGAATATGGAGATCATCGCCCGGAAACGGTCGGTGACCCTGAAATACTCCCACCTGTCGGAGCCTGACCTGAGAGTGATCATGGACCAACTGGACAGCAAGATTTTCCACCAGTTGGAATGCCCGGACCCGCAGGGGGACGGCGGCGCAAGGTCGATGACCGTCTACGCCGGTGACCTGGCATTTAAGCCGTGGCGCACTGTCAACGGTGTCTGGTGGTGGCGGGATGTGACCATTCCCTTGATCGAGAGGTGAGGCAGCGGTGGAGGGAGTGACGAAGGCCTTCTTGGCCGCCATGACGGCGCCCGAGCGGCAGGTGTCAGCCCGGGTGATTGTAGACTACACGGACCCGGCGATTGACCAGAGCCTGACGGCCGCGGTCACCGAGGCGGGGCGCATCTCCTTCCCTGCCCAGACGGCCGACGCTGTGGAGGTCGTTCCTCACAAGTGGGCCAGCCTCGACGGCACGTGGGCACTGGACGGAACGTACCACCTGGCGCCCGACACGGCCGATGACGCGCACCGGTACCAGGTCGGATGGTGGGGCGTGAGCCTGGCCGGTGCTGGCGGGGCGTTCACAGCCCCGTACCCCGCCCTGACCGTGAACTTCCTGCCCCGGCCGGTTCACTCCCTGCGGGTGGTCGGGGACTCGGCCCGGGGCGAGTACCCCGTCGATTTCTCCATCCGGATCTACGACGAGGCGAACGTGCTCCTGCATGAGGAGCTGGTGACCGGTAATGCCGGCATTAGTTGGGGCATGCCTCTGGAGGCATCGATCAACAGCGTCACCCGCATGGTGCTGGAGATCACCAGATGGAGCCATGCTGGGCGGCAGGTGAAGATCACCGAGTTTTTCACGTCGGTACAGCAGACATATGAGGCCAGCGACCTGCTGGAGATTAGCCTCTTGGAGGAGCGCGAGGTCTCGCAGGGCAGCCTGCCCGTGGGCACGATCTCGGCTAACGAGGTCACCATCCGCCTGTCTAACGAGGACAGGCGCTTCGACGCTGACAACGATCAGAGCCCTGTGTATCAGTTGCTCAAGCCGAACCGGCGTATCCGGGCGTGGATGGGCGTAGACGGCGGCGATCCGGACGGGCAGGAGGTTGCGAAGACCTGGGATTCGCAGGCTGATTGGAAGGCCGGGACCTTGCCGCCCCAGGCTGAGGCGACGGTGGAGGGATCTGTGCGGCTGTACCGGCCCGTCGCCTCGTTCTCGCGGGCGTCTGCTGCCTACCTGCCGGATGGGACACAGATCGCTGCTGCGGCGGCACGGTACTGGCTCAAGAACTGGTTAACGGAAGCTCAAAGCCGCTTTCAATCTGGTTGGGTTGATGGCGGGGGCTCTCTCGTTACGTGGGAGTTTGATGCGATAACCGGCGGTGTAACTGCTACCGCTACCGCCAACACAATCGCGGCAGATTATATCACCGCATCGTTCCCTGCCAGCATGTTCCTGGGGCAACCAATTACATTCTCTGTCACCGCTGAAGTACTGAACGGTACGTCTAGCGGCTGGCGCATGTACATCTACACGGATAGTGGAACCGGGTATGGCACGGGCTCTTCAGTGCCCATAACTGGATCCGGCAGATTCAGTGTTACCAGAGTGGTGCCACTAACGGTGGCTAACTCGACCCTCGTCCGCATCGTGGCACCCGCCGAAACTCCTGCCGGAACTCGAATTCGATTCTCTATGGCGCAGGTGGAAGATGGCGAAGTGATGACGAGCTGGCGTCCCGGCGGCGCCGGTAGGGCCGTGCTCATCGAAGAGGGCACGACGAACCTGCTCGCTATTGAGCAGGGCGGCGCAGGAACAGATCTGACGACATGGCAGAAACTCGGAAGCCCGTCTATTGTCGCTGAAGGAAGTTGGCATCGACTCACTACCACGACTACCTTTGGTGCTGTGCGGGGAAATGTCGCTCTGTCCAAGTTGGTGAACGGCAGAACCTACGCCTGTTCGATAGAGTTGCGTAACGACGGACTAACCACCGTCAGCGGCACTATTGACTGGTGTGACCAGACGCCTTCTCCATTCAGTGTCCTTCCCGGCGAAAAGAAGCGCTTCTCTACAGTCGCGGCAAGAGCAACATATGACTCTACTTACCGATTTGTTGATGTGCAGGTGAACGGTAGCGTTGGATCATCGCTCCTGATGAGGTTTCCACAAGTCGAGGATAAGGCGTACTCTACGTCATTCACGGACGGTACACGCTCACCCGAGACGCTATCCATTCCCACTGCCGGAATCTCCATGCAGCGTGGCACGGTTGAGATGTTTCGCCGCATGGATCAGGCCGGAACATCCGCTCCTAGTGGAGTTCATCGGAACTTGTTCTCCTTGTCAGGGAGCGGCATCCCATGGGGCATTTACTGGCCGAATGGCTCAGCTAACATGATCTCTGCCACCCTAGGTGCTTGGGGAACTGGTGTAGCTGCGAGCATTTCCTGGGACTCTGGAGACTTGATGTTCGTTGGTTTGTCATGGGATGTCCCGAACGCTACCCTGGTGGTCAAAAATCTGACCAAGGGCACATCAATCACAAAGGCGATAACGAATGCACAATCGCCAGCGGTGCCACCGAAGGCCTACATCAGTTGTGCAGATATCGGGTCATTCAGTGCTCACTGTAACGGCATGGTCGATGATCTGCGTATCCTCACACCGGCCCTCACGGCGGCGCAGATGCTCGCTGACGCTGACCGCACATCGCCATTTGTGGCCGACGAGCACACCGTGGCCCTGTTGCACCTGGACGGCAACCTGGAGAGCGTCTACCCGAGCGAGGCCACGGTAACCCTCCCTGCCATCGACCTAAGTCCTGTCGGCGCCGCAGCCACCAGCGAGATAACCTGGTCGGCAGACGCTCCCGCAGGTACGTCTGTCGAACTGGAGGCCAGCATGGACGGCCAGACCTGGGCGCCGTGCTCGGCCGGGGACGGGCTGCCCGTCATCAACGTGGCTGATGAGATGATGGGGAAAACCCTGCGCCTGCGGGCCAAGCTCGCAACAACGAACCCAGCGGCGACGCCGATCCTGCACAGCGTAGCGACCCGAGTTCTGCCGCGTGAGTACGTCGCCCTCGGCACCTTCTGGTCAACAGAGTGGCAGGCCAGCGACGATACCTTAGAAGCCCAGGTCATCGCACGTGACCGCCTGGAGCCCCTCCGCAAGTCGACGTACCAGAGCTCCGTTGTGCAGGCCAACGTGAGCCTGTACGACCTGGCCCTGTCCGTCTTGCAGGATGCCGGCCTGGAGGCGGGCGATTACTATGTGGACCCGGCCCTGCAGGCGGTGATTGTCCCGTATGCCTGGTTTGAACCCGTGAGCCACCGGGAGGCCCTCCGGCTGATCGCAGAGGCGGCCTTCGCCCAGATCTACTGCGACCGTGACGGCGTGATTCGGGTGGACGGGCCAGGTGCCGGTTTCGGTGCGACCGTCGCCCTCGAGATCACCGCCGACAACTACGTGCGGCTCAATAACCCGATGCGGCCGGACCAGGTCGCCAACGAGATCCTGGTGGACACGCAGCCGCTCAAGCCGGCGGCCGCCGTTGAGGAGGTCTACCGGAGCAACGATCCTATCTCAGTGCCCGCCGGGCAGTCACTCACGGTGACGGTCCACTACTCCAAGACGCCGGTGATCGAAGGCGCTGCCTCCCTGGAGGGTGCCGGGGTAACCATCACCGCCGCGACCTACTACGGGTGGGGGGCGGAGATCACGCTGAGCAACGTCGGCGGTGCCCCGGCCGCCGTCACGGTCGTGGTGACCGGGCGCCCGCTGTCTGTCCAGAGCAAGGAACGGGCCGTGGCCAGAGACGCTGCCAGCATCACCGAACACGGAACCCTGCGGTACAAGTTTGCCGATAACCCGTTGGTGCAGACACTTGTGGTCGCCCAGCAGATCGCTCAGCAGATCCTGGCCAGCTCAAAGGACGCCCGGCGGGATCTGACTATCGACTGGAGAGGGAACCCGGCCCTGGAGTTGGGTGATCGGATCACCGTGAAAGGGCGACCGTATCACGTGATTCGGCAGCAGGTTGACTGGGCCGGGGCACTCTCGGCCACGACCACAGGGAGGAGGGTGACCTAGTGAGCACTGAACCGACCGGGTACCAGAACCCGAAGACGAACTGGGTGGCAGCAGACGCCCCGGGCCCGGGAGATTTCAACCGCATGGAGGGCAACATCAACGCGATCGAGGCTGGCGGCCGCACGCTAGCGCCAACTCAGGCGCCGGCCGGGAACGTCGGCACCCTCCGTCAGTTCCTTGATTGGTTTGCCAACCGCATCGTTGCCATAACTGGGGCCACCAACTGGTGGGATCTCCCTACGGTGACGCTGCAAGGGGTTCGCAACTGGCTGGAGGCTATTGATGCCGATATCCTCGGACACAAGAATGCCACTACGGCGCATGACGCGGTCTCCACAGCTACAGCGAATCGCATCATTCTTCGGGATCCCAACGGACGCGCAAAAGTTGCGGCGCCGGCGGCGGCAGACGACGTTGCCCGGCTTGACACGGTGACCGCTCACGCTGGGGCGGTTG